ACTAATCGAAGTGGTTTCCAAGTCCCACAATGGGTAAAAAAAGCAGGTGTAAGGAATGAATGTTTAGATACATGGGTATATAGTTATGCTGCAATGTCGTTATATATCAGTAAATTTAATAGAAATACAGTATGGGAACAGTTAGAAAATAAAATTAATGAAACAGATAATGTAGTTAAACAAAAAAAAGGTACAATAAAGACAACACGTAAAACTGATTTTGTAACTAACTGGTAAAACTATGTTTAAATCTGATTTACCTAGTGAAATAACTGCTGGTACTACTATTGAATGGGTAGATGAAGCTACTACTGCTGGAATAAATGAAACTATAAGTAGTCCTGATTGGACATTAGAGTATTATTTACGTACAAATACAGCTAGTGAAGGTCATACAGCTACAGGTACGCAATATTCAGAGAGTACAGGATGGCAATTTACAATAAGTGCTACAGATAGTGCAGGTTTTGCTGCTGGCAACTGGTTTTGGTCAGTTAGAGCATTTAAGGGTGCAAAAGTATTTGAAATTGGTAGTGGTGAATTAATAGTAAAACAATCATTGCAATACACTGGTACACCTGCTGCTATTGATAATAGAACACAAAATGAAAAAGATTTAGATGCTGTTAATGCTGCTATTAGAGCAATGGTAGAAGATAAGGCACAGGAATACAGCATTGGTAATAGAACATTTAAGAGAATAGATTTAGATAAGCTAGAAAATCTACAGGCTAAATTAAAAAGTAGAGTTGCAAGCGAAAAGCGGTATAGTTTAATAAGTCAGGGTTTAGGAGACCCTAAAAACCTCTATGTACGCTTTTAGGTAACTTAAATGGGTTTAATTAATGCTTGGAGGGGCTTAATTTCCTCTAATGATGATGTAAATAAGCGTAGAAATCGCTTAAAAAGAATGTATACAGGTGCAAAATTTGACCGCACTAATTTAAGTTGGGTTACACCTTTATCTTCACCTGATCAAAGCTATAAAAATTCTATTAATACTCTTAGAAAACGTGTACATGATTTAGTACGTAATAATAATTATGCATCACAGGCTATAAGATATGCAACTAATCAAATTGTAGGTCAGGGTGTGACGATGCAAGCACAGATAAAAAGTCAACGTGGCGGAACACCTAATACAAGAATAAATGAAACTATAGAAAATGAATGGAGTAGATGGGGAAGAAAAGATAGTTGTGATATACGTGGTGTTCTATGTTTTTCTGAACTCGAAAGATTAGCTGTTAGATCAATGATAGAAAGCGGTGAATGTTTTGTTATTATTCATAGAAAAGCATATGGTAGAAGTAAAATACCTTTTTCTTTAGAAATATTAGAAGCAGAGCAGTTAGATGAAGATTATAAAGGTGCTACAAAAAATAACAAGAATGTATGGAGGTTAGGAATAGAACTAAGTCCAGAAGGTAGGGCTGTTAGTTATGCGTTTCTTAAAAAACATCCTGGTGATACTAATTTTGCAACTATTCCAGAAGATAGGAGGCATATTATTGTAGCTGCAAAAGATGTAATACATTTATTTTTGCCATTAAGACCAGGACAGCATAGGGGTGTACCATTTTTAGCTAGTGCAATAAACCATTTACATCAATTAGATGGCTATATAGAAGCAACCGTAGTTGGTCAAAGAGCATCAAGTGCATTAATGGGATTTATTACAAGTCCAGAAGGTGAACTAGATGTTGGTGGTGAAGTATTTGATTATGAACGTGTAAGTGGATTTGAACCAGGTACATTTAAATACTTAGCACCAGGAGAAAGTATATCTGTACCTGATTTAGATAAAGCTAATGGTGAATTTGAACCATTTGTTAGGTCTATGTTGCGTAGTATGGCTAGTGGTCTAGGTTGTAGTTTTGAAGCTATAAGTTCTGACTATTCACAATCTAATTACAGTAGTAGTCGCCTTGCAATGCTACAGGATAGAGACCATTGGAGAACAATACAAAAAATGTTAAAAGAAACTTTTTATCAACCTTTATTTGAACAATGGTTAGAAATGGCAGTATTAAGTGGTACGTTATCGTTGCCTACATATTCAACAACACCAGAAGTATATGAAAAGGTTAGATGGGTATGTAGAGGTTACAGCTATGTAGACCCACAAAAAGAAATTGCAGCACAAAAAGAAGCAGTTCGGTGTGGATTTAAGACTTTAACTGATGTGGTATCTGAAAATGGTGGTGATATAGAAGAACTGTTAATAGCAAGACAGACAGAACTAGCAAAACTTGATGAACTAAATATTATTACAGATAGTGACCCATCAGCTACAAATAAATCAGGTGGTTCACAATATAAACCTGTAGGTACAATAGATCCTTTTGGTGATACGCAACCACCCACAGGTGAGGATGCAGAAAACGTAGCGGATGGTTCTGATGGCAGTTATTAATGGCACAGAAATAGACCTTATGCCTACAAAAGGTATGAGGGAAGAAGCACAAAGATATAGAGATTGGAAATCAGAAGGAGAAGCTGGTGGTACAGAAGTCGCAGCAAGAAGGGCAACACAAATATTAAGCGGAAATGAATTATCAGCAGATGTAGTTATACAAATGTCAGCGTGGTTTGCAAGACATGAATCAGATAAAACTGGACAAGGCTTTACACCTGATGAAGATGGCTACCCAAGTAAAGGCAGAGTAGCTTGGGCTGCTTGGGGCGGTGATGCAGGGAAAAGTTTTTCTGATGCAAAATCAGCTAGAATACAAGAATTAAGAAACAATGACGCTATGCCAAAAACAAAACGTGCAAAAGCTAAACGTGCAGAACCAAATGAGCTATCAGTAGGTGATTCTGTTAGATGGAATGCAAGTGGCGGTACTGCTAGAGGTGTTATAGATTCAATTGAACGTGATGGAACTATAAATGTACCTGATTCTGATTTTGAAATTACTGGAACAGAAGATGACCCTGCTGCATTAATTACTGTTTATAGAGAAAATGATGGAGAGTTTGAAGCAACAGATGTAAAAGTAGGTCATAAATTCAGCACACTTACTAAGATAGATTCATTAAGAAGTGTTACAAATATACTTAAACGTGGTAGTGAAACATCATTCAGTGAAGTTGAAGATAGAACATATGAAATACCTTTTAGTAGTCCGTTCCCTGTAGAGCGTACATTTGGTACAGAAATTCTTAGTCATGAAGAGGGATCTATAGATTTTGACAGATTAAATGGAGGAGTAGCACCTGTTCTGTGGAATCATAATATGGACACAGTTATTGGAATTGTAAGAAATGCATATCTTGATAAAGAAAAGAAGAAAGGTAGGGCAGTTATCGAATTAAGCAGAAATTCTAAAGCACAAGAAATAAAAAGAGACATAGATGACAACATAATAAACTCAATTAGCGTTGGTTATCGTATTTTAGAGATGGAAGAAAGAGAAATAGAAGGGAATAACGCTTTTATAGCAACTCGCTGGCAGCCACACGAAATTAGCGTTGTGGCAAGTCCTGCTGATCCCTCCGCTACATTTGGTAGGTCATTAATTGAGGGCAACACTATGCCTAGTGCTAAAAAACAAGATATAGTAGAAGATAAGCGTGTATACGCAGCGTCTACTGACGCACAACTGTCCAATCCTAAAAAACAATTAACTATGGAAAAAGAACAACTTGATTTAGAAGTTGTGCGTAGTGAAGCTACTAAAAAGGCTCAATCCGCAGAACGTACAAGAATTAGAGAAATTAATGCTATGTGTAACAAGCGTGGTTTTTCTGATCTTGCAGACCAGTTGGTAAGTAATGGTTCTTCTGTTGATGCTTGTAGACAGGCAATCTTAGAAAGAATAGATGCAAAGCCTGTTGAAACTGCAAAGCCTATAGAAGAGCAGTTATCACCAAAAGAAAAAGAACAGTATGCCAGAGATTACAAAATCACATCTGGTATCAGAGGTCTTTTAACTAATGATTGGTCAGATAAGGCATCTGGTTTTGCAAAAGAAATTTCACAACAGATTGCAAAAGACTCTCAAAGATCAAACAGCAGCCAATCTTTGTTTATTCCTTATAGTGCATTAGCAAAAAGGGCAACATACGTAACCTCAGGTGCTACTACTGGTGGAAATATCGTAGCTACAGATTTACTAGCTGATGATTTCATAGAAGCACTAAGAAACAGCACAGTAATGGTTGGTTTAGGTGTACAAACATTATCAGGTCTTGTTGGTGATGTTGCGATTCCTCGCAGGTCAGGTACAGCTAGCACAGGGTACTTAAGTTCTGAAACTGCTGCTCTCAGCCAAGCAGAAAGTACCTTTGACCAAATTTCAATGACACCTAAAACTTTAGGAACTTTGTCAAAATTCTCTAGGAATATGCTTATACAAGCAACACCTGGTATTGAAGATTTAGTTAGAACTGACATCTTAGATGGTATTAATGTTGGTCTTGATTTAGGTATCTTAAATGGTACTGGTTCATCAGGACAGCCTACAGGTATCATGCAAACTTCTGGTATTGGTTCTGTTGCTATGGGTACTAATGGTGGTGCTATTACAGTAGATGCCTTAGTCGACCTAGAAACAGCCATGATGGAAGATAACGCTGCTGTTAATGCTGACTCTATTTCTTATGTAACTAACGCTAAGGTATTAGGTGCAATTAAGAAACTAAAAACATCTGGTGGTGAGTACTTAGTAAATAACAACCTACAGGCAATAGGTAGAGGTGGTACACCTGTTGTTGTTAATGGTTATCCTTTAGCTATGACTAATCAAGTACCTAGCAACCTTACAAAAGGTTCTACTTCAGGTTCTTGTTCTGCTGTTGTTATGGGTGACTTCTCACAGGCAATATTAGGATTATTTGGTTCTGGTATTGAAATTACTGCAGGTGAGGATAGTGATGATTTTGCTAAGAACTTAGTTTCTATAAAAGGTGTAGTTGCATTTGATGTAGCTGTAAGACATGCTCAGTCATTCGCAGCGATCTTAGACGTAACCACATAATTGGTTTACTATAAGGGGTGTAACAACCCCTTTTTTTTTATGAAAATCAAATGTTTAAAAAATGTTTGTGCTAGTGGTGAAAGTTTAGTATCAGGCCAAACTTATGATGTGTCAGAAAAAGATGCAGAGTTATTAATCTCAATGGGTAGGGCAGAAGTATACATACCAAAAACAAAGGTTAAGAAAACTGTTACTAAAAAGTAAATGGCATTAGTAGAGGACAGTACAACACAATCTGCATACCTTAATGATTTTGGGGTTAGTTGTACATCAGGTGGTACTACTGCAAAAGCAATATTAGAACAACCAGATTTAGTATTAGCAGGTAATCAAATTGTCAGTACAGATTATCAATTAACAGCAAAGGTAAGTGATTTTGGTTCTTTAATTGCAGGTGCATCAATAACAGTAGATTCTGTTGCTTATACAGTTAGAGAGTTAAGAAAATTAGATGATGGTATCTTTTGTGAAATCAGTATACAGAAAACATGACTACTAAAAGAGAATCTATTATGGCAAGACTTCTTACAGTTCTTGCAAATACAACTGGGGTTAGTACACGTATTTATAGAAGTAGAACAGTACCTTTAACAAGAGGTGAATCACCTGCATTAATATTAGAACCTGTTAGTGATACTGTTGAACAAAACACATCATTACCTACTCTTGACCATTTTTTAACAGTAAGGGTAAGTGTGATAGTAAGAGGTGATGTACCTGATAATGTGGCAGATGCAACTGTTGAAAGTTTGCACAGTAAAATAATGGCAGATTTAACAGTAAATAATTTAGCAATAGATGTACAACCATCTGATACTTCTTTTGAATTATTAGACGCAGATCAACCAGGTG